GCGCTCAAACACGGACTGGGTCGGCTCCCGAGTGAGCGTGAATCCGAAGTCGAGGAACCACCTGTCAATATTATCAAACAGGTGGAGATCCGCCTTCTCACAGATCACAACACAATCGTCACCATTGTTAGCCAAGCGTGCACGCGCCCCAACCATAGAAATGAATTGGAGCACTATGCACGACATGATTAAACAATTTCCCATCCCAGTGTTGATATCGCCTGACATCCTGCAACCATCAACCTTGTAGCTAAACCCTCCATCAACTGCCCTGGCAAAACCGGTGTTGCAAAGCTGCATGCGCAACAAACGAGCGAGTTCAGGGGACCCAAAGACCTGGTTGTATACTGAATGCTCAAACTTCAGCGCGTCTTGGGAGACGTGCTGGTCAAAGCGTGAAGCATCCAACCCAAAGCCCACTGGATCCACGAAACTGTCCCAATTTGCTCGCAGCTGCAGAGCAACATCATCAGCGTTGAGTCCCTTCAACACTACCTTGTAGCCAAACGCTCGTCTAAAGCCTTGGCACATCTCCACCTCGAACAATTTGAGGTACCTCCCGACCTCAAGATTGTAACGAGGAGACCTTGGTTGTATAACGCGAGGTGCAGGATCGCCCTTCTTGGAAAGGTTCACCTTCTCAGCCTTCACGAAAGTGTTCACAAACGAATCTCGGAGCTCAACAGCCCGAAGCCTAAGGCTCTCCGCAGCAAGTGCATAGCGGTTCTGTTTGCGCCCGCTGTAGAGTAGAGGATAATCATCCCGCTCTACAACAGGGGTCCGACGCAAAACCCTAAGCAACTTGGCCCGAGTGGGCATGAGACGCTTGAAAACACCCGGTATGGGCTGTGGGGGCCGAGCAAGCCCCCCGTCGCGGACCACGTAAAACACGCGTTCCACAACGCCACGCGCTAAATTCTTGACGTTACTGCTATGCACTCCAAACTGGACACCAACTCCAATGCCAGCCAGGTAGCGCACAACACGCTCTTTGACAACGTACCCAACAGAGTCACGCAAGGGCCGTAGACAGTCAGCACCAAGTCTGTTGGTCTTGGTGGTGACGCCCTGCATCTCTGAAAGGCACCCCTACTTGGGTGAGTCCACAGCAGCACGGCGCGCCTTAACAGCGGCCATCCTGTTGTAGGTGGCTGCCTCAACCGCCCCAACAAGCGGAGTGAGACAAGCCTCAACAGCCATGGGTGTATGCAGCGCCACGTCATAAGCGCGCATATCAGTGCCAGCCCAGGTGTTCCTAACAAACTCACCAGCCAAGATCTTGTTGGCGTTGGTGTATTTCAACTCGCCAAACTTCGCCTTGAACTGGTAAGCGACCTCACGCGCAGCCCGAGAAAACTTACGCCCACCACGGTCGCTATCAAGCTCCCGGATGTGCTCAGCACCCTCAGGCTCGCGCAGCCACCACCTGGCCAACTGCACCACCCCAATGACACTCAGTGCCAAAGCCCCAAAACACATCCCAGAGGATGGAGCCGCCGATAGCATATTGCCCTGCCGCTACGGGAAAGTGTGACCTTTCACGG